CTAACACCGGCGGTGGTGGTGGTGGTAACGCTAAAAACATAGGCGGCGCAGGCGGCTCTGGCATCGTCATCCTCAAGTACGACATCGGCTCTGCCACAATCTTCACCTTTAAGTCATCGCAGAAGTGGACTGCACCAGCGGGTGCGGTGAGCGTTGACTACCTCGTTGTTGCGGGGGGTGGGGGTAGTGGATATAACGCCTCTGGCGGTGGTGGTGCAGGCGGTTTTCGTACCGGGACTGCTTTAAGTATTACCGCAGGCACCGATTACACGATTACCGTTGGCGCGGGGGGCGCTGGTTCTGGCTCTACCTCTGGATCATCTGGCGCTGATTCTACATTTAGCACCATAACCTCAACTGGAGGGGGCGGTGGTGGCGCGACCGCCGGAAGTGCTAATGGAAAGAATGGCGGCTCTGGCGGCGGCGGCTGGGGTGGTGGCGGCACGGGCGGCAACGGAAACACTCCATCAGTAAGCCCGTCACAAGGATCAAATGGTGGCACAGGGGTAGGCGTTCCGGGTAGCGCGTCTGCCGGTGGCGGTGGCGGTGCTTCTGCTGTTGGCGCTAACGGAACAACGCCTCAAGCCGGTAATGGAGGCGCTGGCACAGCATCGTCAATTAGCGGCAGCAGCGTAACCTACGCTGGCGGTGGTGGTGGCGGTGGATTTACACCGGGCGGAACTGCTGCCGGAACTGGCGGTTCAGGCGGTGGCGGAAATGGCGTAGCCACTTCTGGAGGAACTGGCAATCCGGGTACGGCTAATACTGGCGGAGGCGCAGGTGGCGGCGGGGGTGGAAATGGCCCCGGCGCAGCAGGCGGCTCCGGTATCGTTATCCTCAAGGTCAACTTCACATGAAAACCTATCAACTCATGGGCATTGATACGGCGATGCACTTGCTTCGCCCCGGCGCAAAGTGGGAGATCAGCAACCGCGAGATCACCCGCTGGGAAGACCCGCGACCCAAGCCGTCTTGGGATGAAATCATGTTCACGATTGAAAAGATCAAGGAACTTGAGGACGCGGTGCCGACGATCCTGTTGCCCGAGCAGCAGGCTGCGTTTGACGACTACGTTGCCCAGATTGAAAAGGCGGTTGCGTGATTACATACAACCTTTTTCCTACGGCTGTCGCCAAGTTTGAACTTGGACGGGACTACACCGCCAAGGAAATGTCGTTTGTGGACGAGCAGCCGACGCATAGCAACATGGGCAACACGACGAGCGATGACCGTTATGTGCTGCGTCACGACACGATGGCAAGCCTCAAGGCGTTTGCCGAAGCCAGCGTCAACGAGTATCTGCGTTCTATTTACGCGCCGAAACACGACGTTACGCTGCGCCTGACGCAATCGTGGCTGAACTACACCAAGGCCGGTCAATACCACCACAAACACGCGCATCCCAACTCGTTTGTGTCTGGGGTGCTGTACCTCAAGGCTGCCCGTGAGCGGGACAAGATTTACTTTTACAAAGACGGCTATCAGCAGATCAAACTGCCGACCGACAACTACAACATCCACAACAGCGATTCGTGGTGGTTTGAGGTTGGCGCTGGCGATTTGATGCTGTTTCCGTCAAGCCTGACGCACATGGTAGAAACCGTGCAGGGCGATGATCGAGTATCTTTGGCATTTAATACTTTTCCGGCTGGCTATGTAGGTGACGAAAGCAGCCTGACCGCATTGCATTTGAAGGAGTAACAAAGTGGCACACTTCGCAGAATTGGATGAAAACAATGTCGTCAAGCGCGTCATCGTTGTAGACAACAAGGATACGTCTGACGCTAACGGCAATGAACTTGAAAGCATCGGCGTGGCGTTCTGCCAGAAGTTGCTCGGCGGTAACTGGAAGCAAACCAGTTACAACGGCAACATTCGCAAGAACTACGCTGGTATCGGCTACACCTACCGCGCCGACATCGACGCTTTCGTAGCACCGCAGCCGTATCCGTCGTGGGTTCTGGACGTTAATGCCCAATGGCAGGCTCCGGTGCCAATGCCGCAAGATGCCGGTACTGGTGAGCCGCCCAAAATGTACACATGGGATGAAGGCACGCAGTCTTGGGTTGTAGTTAATTCTCCTTCAAGTCAAGCATAATGTTGCACATACGCAACTTGTAAGTTAAAGTTTGACCGTACTGATGCGGTTCATCAGGTTTCCGTAAGGAAGTTTATGTCGGACGAAAATCAAGTCCCTGAAGTTGTAGCGGAAGTATCCGCGCCGGAACCGGAGGCTACGGCGGCCCCGGAACTTGAAGTCGTTGCAGAAACGCAACAGCCGGAGGAAAAGCCAGCCAAAACGTTCACTCAAGAAGAGTTGGACGCAATGGTCGGCAAGAGGCTTGCGAGGGAACGTCGCAAGTGGGAAAGAGAGCAGGCGTTAAAAGCGCAGCCATTTCAGGCTGAAGCCGCTGCCCTGCCTAGCAAGGACGAAGACCCTGACGCTTATGCCGAGGCTTTAGCCGAACGCAAAGCAGCAGAACTCCTCGCCCGACGCGAAGCAGAGCGGGAGCAGATGGCTCTCTTAGAGGCGTATCACGAGCGTGAAGAGGCTGCGCGTGACAAGTACGATGACTTCGAGCAAGTCGCGTACAACAACGCACTGCCGATCACGACTGTGATGGCACAGACGATTCAGGCGTCAGATTTGGGGCCAGATATAGCCTACTTTCTGGGGTCTAATCCGAAGGAAGCCGAGCGCATTTCCCGCTTACCGCAATTCCTTCAGGCTAAGGAAATTGGCAAGATTGAGGCCAAAATGGCCGACAGTCCTGCCCCTGTTAAAAAGACTACCAGTGCGCCCCCGCCTATTAAGCCTGTCACGGCAAAAGGCACTGGCGCTCCGGTCTACGACACGACGGACCCACGGTCAATTTCGGCCATGAGTGCGTCAGAGTGGATTGAGCGCGAGCGTCAGCGACAGATTAAGAATTGGGAAGCGCGTAACCGCTAACATCTTTTTGAGGACACGAAAGTGGCTAATACACTTCTTACTATTGACATGATCACTCGGAAGGCTCTCGAAATTCTTGAGAACAACCTTGTGATCACCCGCAACGTGAACCGTCAGTACGACGATTCGTATGCCGTGGAAGGCGCCAAGATCGGCACCACGCTGCGTATCCGTCTGCCGGACCGCGCTCTTGTGACCGACGGTGCCGCCCTGCAAGTTCAGGACGACAACGAGCAGTTCACGACCTTGACGGTTGCTTCGCAGAAGCACATCGGCGTCAACTTTACGACCGCCGAAATGACGATGCAGTTGGACGACTTTGCCGAGCGCGTGCTGAAGCCGCGTATCAGCCAGTTGGCCTCCAGCATCGACGCTGACGTTGCCAACTCGTTCAACAGCATCTACCAGTCGGTTGGTACTCCGGGCACGACTCCGGGCACCTCGCTCGTTCTGTTGCAGGCGCAGCAGAAGTTGAACGAAGCCGCCGCTGGCATGTCGCCCCGCTACGCCACCGTGAACCCGGCTGCTAACGCCGCGCTCGTGGAAGGCATGAAGGGCTTGTTCAACCCGGTGTCAACGATCAGCAAGCAGTTTAAGAGCGGCTTGATGGGCGAAGGCATCCTCGGTTACGACGAACTTGCCATGTCGCAGTCGATCAAGCAGTTCACGACCGGCAGCCGTTCTGGCGCCCACACTGTCACCACGACGGTTTCGGCTCAGGGCACGTCGTCGATTGCGATCACCGGCACTGGCTCGCAGACGATCAAGAAGGGCGACGTGTTCACGATTGCTAACGTGTACTCGGTCAACCCGCAGACCCGCGAATCGACTGGCTCGCTCCAGCAGTTCGTGGTGACGGAAGACGTGGCTGCCTCGGGCGGTGCGTATGCTGCTGTGAAGATCAGCCCGGCGATCTACACTTCCAGCGTTGCTCTTGCCACGGTTGACTCGTTCCCGCAGTCTGGTGCCGCTGTCACCTTCTTGGGTGGCGCTTCGAGCCAGTACCCGCAGAACCTCGTGTACCATCGCGACTCGATTGCGTTTGCCACGGCTGACCTCCTGCTGCCGCAGGGCGTTGACATGGCTTCGCGTCAGGTCCACAACGGTATCTCCATGCGCGTTGTTCGTCAGTACGACATCAACAACGACCGTATGCCGTGCCGTATCGACGTGCTGTATGGCTACTCGGTGATCCGTCCGCAGATGGCTGTCCGCCTCTGGGGTTAATGGTTAAATTTAAGGAGTAACTAAAAATGGCACTTCCTAATGGTTCTGGTGGTTATCAGATTGGCGACGGCAACAATGGCGAGCCGTTGTTTTTCTCGCAGGTTGCCCCGCTTGCCTTGACGGCAGCCGCTACGGCGTCCCCTGCTGAACTGGTCGCGGGTCTTTTCACTTTCAACGGCACGGCTGGCAATTTGACGCTGCCGACGGTGGCTCTTCTTGAGGCCGCCTACCCGTCGATGAGCGAGAAGAACGATTCTGCATTTGACTTCTTCGTCATCAATATTGATGCGTCAGGTTCAGATGCGGTTACGGTGGCCGTCGGCACGGGTTGGACGCTGGTTGGTGCGGGTGCGGTTGCGGCGGCTTCGTCCGGCCACTTCCGTTGCCGCAAGACCGGCGTTGGCGCGTGGACTGTCTACCGCGTTTCGTAATGGCAACGCCCTCGGCGGGGAAACCCGCCGGGGGCATAACCTAAAGGGGTATTGATATGCCTAATACACAGGCAGTTGGTGTTGCCTACGCAGACCCGCAGTTCAGCAGTCTTTTCTTGGGTGTTTCAACCGTTGCGGCGACTGGCTCTGCCCAGACCGACGCTGCGGCTCTTGGCTCGGCGTTTACGCTGGTCACGGGCGCTGACGGTACGAAAGGCGTGATTCTTCCGGTTGCCGAACCGGGTCAGGTTGTAATCGTCAAGAATGGCGCTGGTTCCATTCTGAAGATTTACCCGGCTTCGGGCGCAATCGTTAACGCGTTGTCCGCTAACGCTTCCTACAACATCGCGGCAAACACCGCGACGATGTTGGTGGCTTACAGCGCAACCCAGTGGTACAGCCTGCCGTTGCTGGCCTCGTAATATGTCCAATATCTACCTTCGCCACCCCAGACATGGGGAAAAAATTGC